TCTGTAAATTACGCCCTGTAACGCACTATCAACTCTCAACTTTGTAAAGAAAAGCCCCTTGCGGGGCTGTTTCGGTCAGTTTTGGTCGATCAGATAGCCTTCGGCGTCGCAATCTTCCGGGTATCCGTCGGTTTCGGGCTCGTCATCACCGAAGATCAAGCGTTCTTGGGCTTCCGTGGGGACAATCCAGCCGAGAAATGGGCTTTGCATGGTGTGAAACGTAGGGTGAGAGGGGGCCGGAGCCCCCGTTTGATCAGTTGCAGGCTTCCGCAGCGGTCTTGGCGCGGCCACCGTGCACCGGGAACGTGATCACGAAGTCGCGATCGGCCCGAGCGCAAAGGGGAGTGCCACCGCCGCAGCTGCTGCATTGGGTCGGGGAGCCTTCAAAGGTGGCAGGGCACTGCCGGAAGGTCACCCCGTTGTGCTCGAACTTGGCGGGAGAGTCGCCGGGAACCACGCAAACCACCGGGAGGCCACGCTTAGCGAGCTTGGCGGCCTCAGACCGGACCTCAGTGGAGAGGTTGACGGTGAAACCGCGTCGGATCGCGGATCGGATCGCTGCCACGTTGGCGGCAGTCCGGAGATGGTGGCTGTAGGTCCAAGCGGTCAGGTGACTCGCAGCGTCGGCCAGCTTGCGCAGGAGGTCGCCACGGATCACGCCAGCGTCGTGCCAGAGGTCACCGGCAACGTTGTGGCGGAAACGGGTTCCGGGCTTGAGATCACGGACAGCCGCGATAAATTCAAGCTCGGGGAGGCCCCGCTTACCAGCGGTCACCGCGTCCCAATGCATCCGGGTGTAGTAACCGGCTTCCGCATAGCAACCGCCATCACCGGCCAAAGGGCAAGTGGGGGCGCAGCTTGTGCGGCTTGTGGTGCTGACCGGGATGGGGCCGGTCTTGGCGTTGCTGGACTTGAGCGTGAGAGCAGTGTTCATCGCTTGCTAAGTGCGATTGCCCCTCAATCCTAGGGCATCGGGGGAGGGTGGCCCTCAAAAGTCGTAAAACTTCATATTGTTACGCTTCTTTGCTCACTATCAACTATCAACCTTTGTAAAAAAGTTGTAAAGGGGGCCGAAGCCCCCTGGTGGTTAGTCGTTCAGGAGATCGTCGAAATCTCCGGCTTCTAAGTGTTCGGCGAAGTCTGCCAGGAACTCGTTCAGGGTTGCGTTGGGTAGCCAGGCGATCAGCTCGCCCAGCATGATGCTCTCGCTTGTCATTTCCGCCAGATCCATTGCCGTGTGGCGTGGTTGCTGGTTGGGGATGACGTAGGGCAGGTTCAGTTTCATGATCAGTCTCCTTGCTAGGTGGGGACCCCGTCATCCTAGCCCAGGACGGGGATTGGGCGAGTGTTGGTCAGGCCAGGGCCATTGCGATCAGTTCGGCCTTGCGGACCTTTCGCTTGGTGCCGATCAGCTCGCGCAACTGCTTGCAAGTCAGCTGCTCGAGGTCATCGGCCATTAGGGCCAGGGGATGAATCACTGGCGCCACCACCACTGACGGGGTGACCCAGGCTGCGGCGTAGCACCGGCCCAGGCGCTCGCTTGCGGTGATCAGGGTTTGGCGGGTCCAGCTGGCGGCGAGCCAGACCAGGGCCACCAGGGCGACCAGGCCATCACGGACCACCAGGGCCACCAGGCGCCAGTCAATCTCACGGTGAGCCCAGCGGGCGGCAGCGATCACGGCATGGATGGCGGGCCACAGAAGGCGGCCAGTGAAGCGGCCTGCTTGGTAGGTCAGGCGGATGGTGTTGGCGAGAGTGTTAAGCGCGACCAGGATGGCGCTTGCGGTGATGAGCTCACCTGCAGCAGCCCAGATGGCGCTTGCGATGTGGACGATGTGAAGCAGGGTAGTCATTGAAATTCTCCTAAGAAATGTTTTGTGGGGGAGGGGGGATCGGGACGCTTCGGATCACGCGTCGACCTTTCCCGAAATGTTGTGCCGACAGGTCAGAACCTGCCGGACCCCCACTATAGCCCACCGCCCGACCTAGGTGCCGGATTGTCACATAAGTTCTTTTTTTCTGTGTATGTAAAGTTTTGTGACGGGGGCGCCAGACACCTCTGCAAATTTTTTCCCCATTTTGACCCTTTTTAAGGCGAAGTAGGGGGAACGAAGAGATGGTATTTAGTGAATCTAAAATCTTTTATATAAGGATCCGTATTTATAGATATGCCTGTCTCGCCGCAGGATTACGCGCTCTGGTCTCGCATGACCGGAAATCCAATCCCGACCAGTCCTGCAGAGCGAATGGCAATTGCTCCACAGGTCTACGATTTCAATCGAAATCTTGGCCGTCGTGGTGCTGAACCGAGTGGTCTCCGTAAAGTCGTAGATGTCGTTGGTAAAACTGCTCTTGCTGCTGGAGCTATTGCAGGCGCTGCTTACTTAGGACAACGTTATGGCGGCGACGCAGCTGACTTTCTGAAGAGCAGAGTTCAGGGTCTTCAGCTGGATGATGAGCCACAAGTTGACAACGACGTTGTTGCTGCTGAGCCCAACTCTCCTTTAGCGGTTAATACACAGGACGTTACTCCTCCGCCCACATCTGATCGTTACGGTCAGGACGTGGTGCTGAACCAAACTGCGGAAGTACAGGCTGCACGTGGCGTTAGTCCTGCAAAACCGATTGTCGTCGATTCCGAAGTGAAGCCGATGACCCAAAGTGAGGTCATTGGTAGCCAGCAACATTTCTCTCGCGGTAGCGAAGAGATGATGACTATGCAGCAGAAAGCTGAAGAGGCTGCTGCGTTCCGTAAGAGCCGCGCTTACGCAGCTGCACAAGAGGCTGTTCAGCCTGTGGTGCAAACAGAACCGACAGCTGAAACAGTTCGCCCGGCTGAAGAGGTTGTGACAGTCGCCTCGGCTGAAAGAGCTCCTCAAGCAGTGCAACTTGCACGTAGAGTCAAAGCTGTCCGTGAAGTTCCTGTTGTTGAGGAATCCTCGGGTGTCCTTCCTTCAGTGGCGCCGACCCGTGCTGTCCCTGTTGTTACTGAAGGTCCTTCTGAGCAACAGATCCAGGACACACTAGTTGGTCTTCGCAAGGGCTTCGCTGGTAGGTCCGAGCCTGAGCTTCGTGACTTGGCTGTTCAGGTTTTGACCAAAGAATCTCCTGCGCCCGCTGCGGTGGTGGAAGAAGTTGAAGTCGTTAAACCGGCTGTTGTTGCTCCAGTTGCATTCTTGAAAGAGAAGGCAGGTGCTGTGCGTCCCGCCGCTACACAGCGCGGCACTGTTGAGCACGCAGTTGCTGAAGCCATGGAGCAGCGTGAAGGGATGCGTCAACCTCCCGAAGGCACTCAGGTCTTTGAACTTCCTAAAGGGGGTACTCGTCAAGTGAAGTTGTACCCCAGTCAGCAGGTCGGCGTTGTTTACGCGAACGATCCTCACACCGAATATTCATACAAGTCTTCTCCTGAGTACTACGGTGAGCTCGAAGGAATGCTGAAGAAAGGTGAGTTTGTACCTGGCGGCACTGGGTTTATTCAGGCTGGCAAAAACCTCGGGTATCTCTACTAATCAGCCTTGTTAAATTACTTGTATTGAGTAGTTACCCATGACTTTCCTCGAACCCGTCATCGCCAGTATTATCGGCGCTGCTGTTACCGCTCTGGCGGTATTCCTGAAAACCAACCTCACCGCTAAGAACTTCCTCAAGTACGGCCATCTGGTCCAGAAGGCTTACGACATCGTCGACCCCATCCTGGATCAGAACCTCCATAACTGGGACGGCTCCAAAATCGACAAGGCCTTCGAGCTTGCTGTGGAGTCCGTCGCCGATGGTGAGCTGACCGCTGAAGAGATCAAGAAGCTCGCTTTTGAGATGGCTAAGGGTTGGTTGCCTGCTGTGGCTGCTGACAAAGTCCGCAAGCTGGAGTCCTCTTCTCCTGAGCTGGCCAAGGCTGCCGAGATTGCTTCTAAGATCGGCGGTATTGTCGGCTGATAAAATTATATTTATTTGGGATTAATGGCTGAAGGCGGCGACTGGATTGATGACGCAATTAAGCGTCCGGGTGCTTTCAAAGAGAAAGCTGAGGAGCGCGGAATGTCAACAAAAGAGTTTGCCGCCAAGGTCACAGCTAATCCTGATGAATATGACAAGCGCACAGTGAGGCAAGCCAACCTGGCGAAGACCCTGACTAAGTTGCGCAACCGCAAGAAAGGTTGAGGACTAATTATGCCTGCTGGCCCCTTTTCACGTTCATACGATAGTCCTGCCGACAAGCGGTTCCGTGAAGGTGCGCGTCCTGGTGACTTCAATCAACTGGGCGTCAACAAAGAACCTATCTTTGACCCTAAGCAGTTAGTCAGTAAGTTCGTCAACCTGAAAGATAATCCGCGTGCTGCAGATTTTGCTAGCCAAGGTGCTTTCTCTTTTGATACGGCAGTTCAGTCGCAGCAGAAGATTGACGATCTGTCGATGACGGACTTCTCGAGCTTCAAAGATCCTCGGGATAACGAAACTGCGCGTCGGTTCCTCATGGCGTATTCCGGTCCTGGTGGAGCAATTGAACGCGGGTTAATTGAACCTGAGCGTGCGATTACAAAAGAGGGGCTAGCTAGACTAACGTCACAGCCTGCAACTTTTGGATCTAATCAAAGCGATCCAAATACAGCGAGTAAGTTCCCGAATCAAGGAGTAAGTGTCTAATGTCTACCGGGAGGCGATTAGCCGGAGCAGCATTAAACGAATTTCTAGGTGCATTAGGCCGTGGTGCCGAAAAGTTTGTCGTAAACAAACTCACGGAAAAGTTCGCTGAGAAAAAACCGGAAGTCACGATTGGTCCATCTGGTGCTGCCGTGTATGCAGAAGGTGGTGACGACAAAGATTCTCGAATTGCTCGGTTAGTCAGAGCAGTAGGCCCCGAGAATATTGGTAAAGCAACTCGCTATACCGTTCCTGCCGCAGCTGAAGCAGGTCTTGGAGCTCTTAGCACTGCTTTAACTACTCCCGCACCGCGCCAGGCTGGGTCTTCTTTTTCGGTTCCGGTTCAACAGCAGTATGAAGCTGCCGCTGCACTGGAGCAAATGAAGTTTGACCACCAGATGCAGGTAATCTCTGCTCGTAACCAGTCCTATACACCAAGGAACCAAGTTCCTAAATCGGGCCTGATGGATCCGATGAGTGTTGTAAACCTTTCTGAACAAATTTTCGCCACCCCGCAGTATTGATCATGAGCAGTAATCCTTATTTCCAAGGCGCGACAGGTATCGGTGGAACCGACTGGGGCAGTGCTTCAAATACTAACTGGGGCGGTGGTTTCAGTGTAGATAAATCCGGGATGAAACTCGGTGGTGGCGGGGGCGGCGATTGGACTAAAGGGGCTGCTTTTCTTGGTAGCTTTTTATCCAAGCTTGGTGGTGATGACAAGGACAAGTATCGCAAACAAGGCGAATATGGTGGTCCGCGCTCTTTAGGCGGCGATCGTAATTATTTTGATTCTGGAAGTTTCGGGAAGATCGGTGAAGATATCACCATGTACGTCCCTCCCCAAGCGCCGCAACAAGCACCTGTCTTTATCCCTGGCAGTGGCCCTACTGGTCCTTCTACTGGTCAGCGCTTCGCTCGGGCTGGCGGTGGTGCCTTAAGTGGTGCCGCAGCTGGTGCTGCTCTGGGTCCGATTGGTGCAGTTGGCGGTGCGCTTTTAGGTGGACTTGGTGGATTCTTTGGTTGATTTATTCAACCTAAAATAAAACACATAGAAAAGTAACAAAAAATGGCTGCACCTTTATTAGCTGCTATCCCGACCGTTGGACGGTTTGCTATGCAGTATCTTCCGACCATCATGGGTGTCGGTGCTGCTCTTCCTGCTCTCCGCCAGGGCAAACCGGTTGAAGCGGCTCTTCAAGGTGGACTTGGCTATTTGAGTGGCATGCCTCTCAAGGGCATTGCCAGGGGTGTTAGTAGTGCGGCAATGAAAGCTGCTCCTACAGTTGCAGGCCGCCTGATGCCTAACTTGGTTGACGCACCTGGCTTTAAGACAGCTGCTGTACAAGCAGCTCGCGGAGGTGTCGGACTTCTTTCAGGTGTTGGAGCACTTGCACTGGGCCAAGCTCAAGGTCGCGCTGGTATGGGCCAAGCTGGACTGCCTGGTCAAGGCCTCGTCCAGCAAGGCATGGGTCAACTCGCAACCCCTCGTCCAGGTGAAGTTGATTACAGCGGGGAAGCCCTTCCTCCCGCCATGGGTCAATATGGTCCGACCAGTCCTTACGGTGGTGCTGGTGAAATTCTGTTCGGTGGTGGCTTAGATCAGCGTCTTCAGTATCTCAAGGATGTTGAGGCCGCCCGCGACGCAATGCGTCTTCTTAATCCCGAAATCTCGAAAGCTGCTGAGTTCCGCTCTAAGCAAGAACTCGCACGACAGATGGCTGCTGCTGGTATCCGCCAGAACATTGCCACTCGTGCACAGATGCTGCAGAACGCTCAGCTTGCTGGTCTCGGCATGGGTGCAACCGCAGCTCAACAGGCAGGCGGTGCTTTGACTGCCCAGTACCAATATCAGTGACATGGTAGCAATCTGGACTAAAGACTCGCCATTCCTGCAGACTCCGATTTATCAACCCAAGGATCAACCGGACTTTAAGCTTCTGCCGTACCCGACAATCGGGACGGACATGAGCAGTGGCAAGAGGGATGTCGATATCGCGACTCCTTTCCCTCAGCCTGGGAACGCAATTTCGCCAATTGATGAAGTTGTAGCAGCGAATATCAGATACCAGCAAGCGATGCAACCGCTGTACTCGCAGCAGATGCAGGAAGCGGCTGATCTGAGTTCGAGACAAACAACTGAACAACTCGCTGCTCTTTATCCTTTCCTGAGCAAAGCGGGTCAAGAAGCAACTGCTCGTCAGCTTGGCGCCAGTAAGGAATTCCTTGCTTTCAAAGAGCGTCAGCCCAGTGCACAACAAGCACGTATGGCGACAGCTGCTGCAGCAGAATCTGAGCTTGGCCGGACAATCGCCATGCAACAACAAGCTGCCAAAGATTTCGCAGGTAAGTTTGCTGGTCAGTACATCAGTTACTCCTGAAGTTGACTTGGTAGAATAATAAAAGCGAGCAATTAATTATGGGCGGATCACCACCACCTCCTCCTCCACAGGTCTTTTATTCGCCGCCTCCGCCGCCGCCCCCACCGCCGCCGCCGCCAGCGCCGGTGCCGACTCAGTCGTTCCAGACGCAGGTTGCGCTTAACGAGACCAGTGGCGCTCAGTCGCGTCTCAACATGGAGCTTGGCGCTCAGTTGGACCGCACGAACGCTGAGTTCTTTGCAGGTCAAGATATCCGCCGTACTCAAGCTACTGCCGCTGAGCAACGGTTGAGCCTCGCTGCTGCAGCTTCAGAAGAGCGTGCCACCACAGTTACTCGTGGTGAACAAGAGCGCCTCGGCATTGCTGCGACAGGTCAGGAGTACCGGGCAGGTCTTCAGACTGCTGGTGCAGAGGAACGCCTCGGTATTGCTGCGCGTGGTACTGAAGAGCGTAGAGGCCTGGTAACTGCTGGCGAGCAGGAGCGTCTTGGCATCAGCGCCACTGGGCAGCAGCAACGCTTGACCCAGGCTGAACTGCTTGCTGGCCAGGAGCGGCAAATTGGCCTTGCTGGTCAGGAGCAGCGCCTCGGTATTGCAGCAACTGGCACAGAACAGCGGGCCACTCAAGCTCAGCTGCTTGCTGGTCAAGAACGTCAGATCGGCTTGACTGGTACTGAGCAACGGGCAACCCAAGCTCAGTTACTGGCTGGCCAGGAACGTCAGATTGGTTTAACTGGCCAAGAGACACGAGCTACTGAAGTCACCCGTGGTGAGCAGCAGCGTCTCGGTATCCAAACCTCTGGAAGCCAACAACGTCTCACTGACTTGCAGCAGGAGATGTTTAGGCGCTATAAAGAATCCAGAGATTACGAGCAGGCTCAGCGCCAGTACAGAACATGACGGATTGGATTCAAGGTTTAACAGACAAAGACCGCGAATCCTTTCTTACATTCTGTAAACGCACAAGCTCCCCGATCCAGATGTACCTGTATGCCCGTTTCCTCGGGTTTACAGGTAGCATCGTGGAGTGTGATGAGTGGTCCAAAAAGGAATACAAAAAGAGAGATTTCACTGGCCTCCTGGAGTTAGAAATCGACTCCATGTCCCAAGACATCTCCAAGCTGCGTGACGCCATTGATATGGGCATGGTGAAACAAGATATGGGAACGTCCCGTATCGCCATGCTTCAAAAAGAGCTTCGTGGTGCCATCAAGCAGTTGAACGATGAAAAGGTTCTAATGGACAAGCAGGGCCTCATCCTGGCGGGAGCTGATCGTGCTCTGAGAGAGATGCTAACGATCTTCCGTGACGATCCCATCGAAGGTCCACTTCAGGAAGCCTCTATGGGCGTCTGGACAAAGATTCTGCAGGAAGAGTCGTAAAAATCACTGCGCTATGCTTCAGGCATGGCAGGAACTTCTCTTTATAGTGTTTATCGCAGGACTGCACGTGCAGCTGCACAACAACGCGTTGTAAAAAAGACGACTTCCGTAGATGTTGAACGCGCTCGTACAGATTTCGCTTATTTCTGTGATGTTGTCGGTGACAAGCCACCTGCACGTCATCACAAAGAGTGGCACACTTATCTATGCACTGGAGAAGACACTGAGTGTCTGATTGGGATCGGTGGACCCAACATCGACATTCTCGCTCCACGTGGTTCGGCAAAGTCCACAATTCTCGGTCTCTACACGGCTTGGGCTGTTGGTGTCCACGCCCTGCACAAGAAACCTCTAAAAATCCTTTATATCTCTTACACGGTTGATGTTGCTCGGCCTAAGAGTGCTGCGATCAAACGAATTATCGAAGAAAGTAAAACATATAAAGAAATCTTCCCGATGGTTAAGATTGCCAAAGGGATCAACTCCAACGAATACTGGAGTATTGATTGGAAGTTCGCTGGCATCAAATCGACTGGTGAAGAAGAGTTCACCGTTTGTTGTGCAGGTCTGAAGGGTGCTGTGACCTCGAAACGTTCGCACCTCTGTATCATCGATGACGCGATCAAGAGCGCGGACGATATCAAGAACCGGGACATCCGGGCTGCCATGGAGGATAACTGGAACTCGGTTATCGTTCCAACCATGTTTGAAGGTGGACGAGCCATCTGTCTTGGTACCCGATTCCGCCACGACGATATTCACAACAGCACCTTCACACCCTCGAACGACTGGGTGCAGATCGTGCAGTCAGCGATCACAGTTGATGAACAAGGTGACGAGATCTCCTACTGGCCAGAGATGTGGTCCCTGGAGTACTTGCAGGATCGCCGTCGACAAGCCCCCATCGCATTTAGTTTCCAGTACCAGAACCAGATCGTCCAAACCAGCGAACTTTCGCTGTCCCCAGATCTGATCGTCAAAGGGACCATCGCCACACAGTTTGATGCCCTTGGCGTGGGTGTTGACCTTTCAGCTGGTATTCGTGAACAGAACGATTACACCGTCTTTGTAATGGGTGGGCGTGTCAAAGACAAGATTCACATTATTGACTGCAAACGGATTCGAATCATGGGAAACCTCGATAAGCTCGAGTCCCTCATGGAGATGATGGAAGAGTGGGGTATTGTCCACCGAGATAACGGCCAATACTTCCCCACCGGCAGTCAAATCGACATCTGGTCTGAAGCGGTTGCGTACCAGGCTTCACTGGAGGCGGACTTCAAACGCATCTGCCTTGGGGACCACGGTCTTTACAACTTGAACTGGCACGCGGTCAAAGGTTTCCGTGGAGACAAAGTTGCTCGCTTCCGTGGAATCATGGGGCTTTTCGAGCAGCGTAAGATTGTCTTCAACAAGTACCGTCGCTTTGGTCCCCTGACTGATGAGATCGTGAACTTCGGCGTGAGCTCTCACGATGACTGTGTTGATGCTCTCGTCTGGCTCTGCAACGGCTTAATGACGAGAGGCAAGCTGGAGCTTCAGTTCTAAGCTGACAAAGGATAAAGTATTTTGGACTTAAACTTAAAGAATCGTTTCCAATGTCCACCGGCTATTTCAACGTAGAGATTGAGCAGGACGCTTACGGTTCTGCAGTCATTCCTCTCCCCGACGAGCTGTGCCATGACATGGCTCTTCAACCCAATGAACGGTTTGAAGTCGAAGTCGAAGATGATGTCATCACTCTCAAACGTATTGCTGCTGGCTACGATATTGAAGAATAATCCGAACCGTTAAGCACCCATGAGCGATAGTAAATCTATCCTTGACGCTATCCTCAAATCCGTCGTCAACCACGACGGGCAAGGTTCAGCGGACACCATGTTGGTCAGTTCGCACCTTTCCCAAATGAAGATGTTTGGGATTCGGCAGGGTGTCGAGTTCTATCCGGCGCAAGATAACTTCGGTACGCAGCGGTTTGACTTCATCCAGCAGGTCATCAAGTTCAACAAGCTGGACGCACGTTTAGACGCGATCTGGGATCGCTTCCTGGCATACGGTAAAGGCCTCTTCTACATTCGCCCCACCAAGAAGACCTACCGGCTCTACTGGTTTGATAAAAACTCATATCGCACCTACTACTCGCCGGAAGGTGATCTTGAAGAAGTAATCATCATCTACGCCTACAAGGTGAAATCCTCCAAGGGTTTCCGTGGCGTGGGCCTGAATACGGATAAGCGCTACATGCGTCTCCGTATTACTGCTACTGAGATCGAGGAATATCACAGCGAGCAGGAAATCAGTTTCGACATGCCCGATACTGATTTCGCCATGTACGACAAGCAGGTCGTGGCGAACAGCATGGAGTTCATTCCGTGCGTGGAAGTCTTCAACAATCCTGACGCTTTCGGTACTGACGGTTCAGGTGAGTTTGACGGTATTGCTGAGCAGATCGTCGTTCATGACGAGATGGTGAAGAACATCCGTGCAAACCTTTCATTCTTCGGCAACCCGACGCTCCTTTCCTCTCGTCCCAAGCAGGACATTATTGAGAGCGGTGATCAAGATACTGCGCAGCGTCCGAGTATCTCAAGCCAGTCAGGTTTCGGCTCTGATTTAAATCTTTTCAGTTCTACCTACAAGCAAGACCCGATCACTCGCCAGGTCTCTGGATATAACGGTAAACCCGGTCAAGGCATGCGGGTGCCAAGGGTTATCGCCAACCTGGAGCCCACAGATCGTGTCGGTTTTATTACACCGAATGCCGTAAGTACTGATCAGGCACGGTATGCCGAACAGCTTCGTAGTGAGATCCGGCTTGCCCTAGGCGGTATCGACGACCTTAGCATTACAAATGTAACTGCTACGGAGATTAAATCAGCCTATGGACGGGTAAGTGCAACTGCTAAGAAAAAGTGCTTGCAACTTTATACCTACGGTATCTGTAAGTGCTTTGAACTGATGATCTTCCAGGAGGAGCAAATCTTCCGCAAGTCATTAGCCTACGCTTCCGGAATTAAGTATCCGACTCCTCCTGATGACCCCGCTGATGAAGCGGCTCAGGCTAAGTACGAAAAACAGAAAGCTACTTATGAGAAAAAGCTACAGAAGGCCGTTGATACGGCGGTCCAGACCAAAGAGATTCCTGATGGTGTTCTTGGGTTAGCACCCGATGGTGACCGCCAGGTCGATTGGCGCTGGATGGGACCCGTCTATGAAGATACTGCACAGGATAAACTCAACCAGTCAATCTTCACACGTAACTTGCAAGAGTTAGGTGTTGATAGCATTGAAGCACTGAAGTATTTATTCCCTTCTAAAACGGATGACGAGATCGCTGGAATGCTCAGCGGTTTCCCATTCCGGATGGTAG